CACGACATGACCCAGATGTCGAGCATCGAGAGCCATGCCGACTTACCCGGGCCGCGGCCGGCCGAGATCGCCAGGTACATCGGGCTCGGGGGCAGGCCCATGCGCTGCAGCTCCACGTCCTTGAGCAGGTGGTCGGTGAGGCGCTTGAACTCGTCGATCTGCCAGGTACGGGGCTTCTCGATCTTCTCCAGCGGCGTGCCCTTCTTGCCCCACGGGAACGCGTACATCACGAACCCCAGCGGGTCGTGCTTGTAGGTGAGCACGTCGGTGAGGAGCTGCTGCTCCTGGGGTGTGGGGCCGGGCGGCGCTTGTCTCATCCGTTCAACCATTGCGCCACGATGGGCGCGTCCTCGGGGCGGCTGCGCAGGCGAGTCACGCGGGTGAGCTGCTGCGCGGCGCGATCGAGCCAGTCGTGGTACGCCGCGAGCGGGCTGCTGCCCTGGCCCACGGCGTACTGGCTGAACATGTGGCCGTGGCAGCTCCACGCGCCAGCGCGCCCGACGATGCGAGGCTTGTCGGTGAGCACGATCACATGGCTCCGATCACGTACCCGATGCCCATGCCCGTGGCGAACACCACCCCGAGCAGCGCGAGCAGTTCCCACACGAGCTTGCCTGCGTTGTCCATGGTCATCCCCACATGAGGTAGAGCAGCGCGAAGTACGCCGCTGCGGTGACGATGACCGTGCCGACGGCCACGAGCGCGATGGCCGTGGCGCGGATCGCGGTCCACGGGAGGTGGTCGGTGTCAAGGTCAACCATTGGGCAGCTCCTTCACGTCCTGGTTGGCATACGCCGCGAGGCGGGGATACCGCTTTGCCCACGAGTAGCCGTTGGCCTTGTGCGGCTTGCACATGAGACACCCGTTGCGACAATTCTTCGGCTTCTTCCGCTTATGGTTCACGGGGTAGCTCCTTCACGGTCACGTCGACCACATCACCGCGGATGCGCGCGGCTCGCTCCTGCGCCTCGGCCATCGCGGCACCCATGTCGATGGTGACGGTCTGGTCGATCTGCTTCACGTCACCGAAGCGCTTCCTGTTCCACACGCCCAGCAGCCACTTGCGGGTCTGGATTTTCAGCGTGCTGCGCGCCACGTCCTCGACGGCGTCCTCGGCGTCGGCGATCGAGATCATCTGGTCGGCGATCACCTCGGCCGCGGCGGTCTGCGCCTCGTAGTAGCGGTCACGCCGGGCCTCGTCGCGCAGTACCCACGAGACGAAGTGCGAGTAGTCCAGCGGGACGGGGTACTGCTCGACGGCGGTCTTGAAGCTCGTGCCCTCGGAGACCATTCGATCCAGGATCGACGGCAGCGCTGCTTCGTAGGTGGCGAGGGTGTTCTCGCGCGCGAGCCGCGCCACGTCCGATGGGGTCGGGTGAGACGCTGGGTACATCCACGAAGGGAGGGGCTGCAGAGCCTGGTCGGTGGTCACGCGCACGATGGTAGCACGAGTGGGTTGGACAGTGGATCGCGTCGTCCGACAGGCGGTCGATGCCGGAATTCCGGTATCGCCTGTCCCAATGGGTTTCAGGGTCTGGTGGGGTTTTCATAATTTTTTGGGACTGTGATTAATCGGCCCATTGGGTTCTCAGTTGCTGAGATGCGCGGGGTCGGTGAGGCACCTCCTGCCCCAGCGCGCGCCGAGGGCCTGGGGGCCCCACCCCCGTCTCGCCGATTCTCTGACCCATTGGACCATCGGCATACGGCAAACCGAAGTGACCGCTCACTTCATATCAGCCGATCCTCTGATTATCCCACCCACTGGGTCACAGCACCCGCAGGGGTCAGACCCATTGGACCGTGACCCAGAGGGTAATCTGACCCACTGTTATTCAAACCCAACCTATGCACACAATGGGTTAGGACTTTCCGGATAGATAGACCCAGTGGGCTCTGTCTGTCTGTCCATCTATCTGGTTCTGACAAAAATACTCCGCGGGCGCGCTAGGCGTTTTGAAGATTCTCTCTCTTTTGCGATATGTTCGACCCACGAGCATCTCCAGTTTCAGTCAATCTGTCAGACCCAGATAGATGGACAGACGGATATTGACAACCCACCAGAAACACCGAAACATCGCCACCTCTCACCCAAAAGGACCACCATGCAACACGACCCACTCAATTACCACGGTCACCGCTTCTCTTTCTTCGCCGCGTCCGAACTCGACCAGCACCCTCCCGAGCGCATCCCTCATCTCGCACTGGTCGACCAGGCCATGGTGCTAGGCCTCGACTCCAACGGCCTTGACCCGCTCGCACTCGAACGCATGCCCTCCGATCGCCTGCGCGAACTCATCGCCAGCGCTACGGGCAAGCCTGCGCCCGTCGTAACGCCGCTGCGCAAGCCCACGCCCGCCCCTCGCGCACCTCGACCGCTGCGCACCCTCGTTCCCGTGCACCGTCCGCCCCTGCACAAGGCGCAAATCTGGTGGCAAGGGCGCAGCTACCACCTCGGCTACTTCGAGAGCCTGCAGGCCCGCGCAGAGGCCGTAGCGAAGGCCCGCGCTCGCATCCTGTTCGGCCGCCACCCGCAGGACGTGGCCGGCGACCCCGCGTGATAATCTGACCCATTGGGCCGACGAACGGTCTTGCATATCCTGACCCAGTGGGTTACATTAACTCATCGCAACGACAAACCCACTGGAGCACGAAATGAACACCACACAGCACACGCCGGGGCCGAAGACGACCCCCTGCACGCGGGAAAACCTGGCCCGCGACATCCAAGCCGCCGTATTGGCTCGCCGCCCAGACGCCGACCTCTTCGAGGTCGCCACCGATGCGAAAGCCAAAGGATGGCTCCTGATTCCCCATTACGGCATCGGGGAGCGGGAGCGCCGCGTGGACTTTTGGTCGGCCAAGACGCCCACCGGCGAAGTGTTCAGAGATGAACGCGGCGTTTCCTGCTTTGACTGGCCCGTCTTGGTCGCCGCCATCACCAAAGCCACCGGGAGCGCGTCATGAGCCCCCGCGCCGCCAAAGCTTGACCCACTGGAGAACGAAATGACCAAGTCCGAACAACGCGAAGTCGCCCGCACCATCGCAGCCCTGAGGTCCGGCCTGATCGACGCCGACGTCGCATCCCGCTACCTCGCTACCTTGTACCGCGCAGCCCGCAGCGAGCGCAGCCGCGACGGGGTCAAGGACGCGATCCGCGCGGCACGCCTGGCTTCGTTCATCATCGTCGAAGAACACGGTGTGTCGTTCACCATCTAACCCACTGGAGCACAGACCATGAAGTACGAAATCATCGCCTGCTGGGACGGAGAGCTGTTCGTCCACCACGCCAGCACCTTCGAGGAAGCCATGCAGTGGGCGCACGCCTACGCGGGCACGAAGAACTGCAAAGCGCGCGTCTGGCGCGTCGCCTGACCCGTCAACCCACTGGAGCACAGACCATGATCACCTTCACCACCTCTCAACTCAAAGCGGCGCCTACCGTGCGGCCCGTAACTATGTGGGGCTTTGAATCATGAACCCGTTTAAGCCTTCCCTGTCCCATATCCCGCAATACGTGGCGCCCGTGTTTGTCGACCCGCAAAAGCCGCCGAAAGCGAAGCGGCACAGTCCGCTGCCCAGCGTGGCCACTCTCGCGCGAGTGTTCGATGACCCGAAGCAAGCCCGCGCGATTCTCGAAATGAGCCGCGCGCAGCTAGTCGAAACCGAAGCCGGCGCGGCCCGCGTGCGTGAGTGCTACAACCCGCCGAGCACGGCTGATATTCGCTTGCACGTTCTCAATGCGTGCGATGCGGGCCTGCATGGTGTGGAAGCCATCGCCCTGCATGATGGCTGCGACTATGCGGATTACCTCAACACGGGCGATACCTGCGCGCCTACGCTGATCCGCTATAAAGGGCGATACCGGGTGCAATCCGTCGGCGATTTTGTGGAAGTCCTGCAGCGCCGTGGCGTGCGGGTGGATTGAGGAGCACGGCATGAGCGAACCTGTAATCATCACTGGCCGCCTGCACGTGACCGAGAGCCTCCGTAACAGCACCTTCGGTAATCCGCGGTATCGCGCCATCGTGGGGGCTCGTTCCGTCGTCACGTCCCCCAACAGCATGATCGCCTACGCGATCAACAACTACGAAGGCAAAGAGGTGCGGGTCACTGCGCGCATGCTGCGCGGTCGACTGAGTATCGTGTCCATCGAACTTGTTGAGGAGCAATCAAAATGACCCACGACCCCTCCGACCTGCGCTTCACCGGCGCGCAGCTCCAACAGGCCGAGCGCCTGCTGTCCAAGTCCTCGGACCTGACCCTGCAGGCCGTGGAGCACTCGCACCGCCAAGCCCTGCGCTCCCCGGCGCCGAAGCTCGAAAGCACGCCCAGCGCTGGCGAGGACGCGCTGCTGGCCATCGGCCTGGTGCTCGCCGCGGCGGGCGTGGGCGTGATCATTGGGGCGCTGACGCGCTGGGTGTTCTGATGTACGCCACCAGTACCGACGCCGAGCTGACCCGCGCGGCCAGCTTCCAGCAGAACCCGGCGATCCGTCGCCTGGCCGATCGCCTGCAGGACCGCAACCTGATCGCCCAACGCTGCAGCAAGGTCGCCGCAGAGCTGGCCCACATGCTCAGCATGGTTGACCATCCCAACGGGCTGAGCGATGCTGTGCGCCTGCGTGCGATCGACCAGGCCAGAGACCTCGCGCGACATCTCGACTGGACGCACCACGTGCCCCACTATTCAACGGAGGAATGACACCATGCCTGCTCCTAAAACTTGCGACAAGTGCAATCACTACTCAGCCCCCAAGCGATGGGACTCCGAATACGAGGGCTCGTGCGACATGATGGGCGACTCGAACAGCGCGCCGCCGATGGAGGATCGCGCGAACGGTTGGGATTACGAAAGCTATCGCGCGGGCGTCTACGTCGGCCCCAAGTTCGGGTGCATCCACTGGGAAAAGATCGCGAAGGTGACACCATGACCCGCTACCCGATGGCCAACAAGGTCAAGATCCCGCGCCCCTACGTGCCCGCTGTGGCAACCGACATTCGCAAGACCATCAAAGCCGAGAAGCGCCGACTCGCGCAACAGGCCGTGCCCGCTGTGGCAACCGACATCCGCAAGACCATCAAGGCCGAGCAGCGCCGACTCGCGCAACAGGAGGCCCGGATGATTCACGCTGTGATGGAGGGTTGACCATGCCGCTGTCGAAACACGTCAACACCTTACGCCGCGCCCTTGTCCGCGAGATCGGCGACGCCTATTCTATGGCTAACCTGGCAACGGTAGACCCTGCACGGTTCAAACCCGGCGCAGCTCGCATGCATTCACGTCGGGCACGAGAGGCCGAGCGCGCGCTAATGACCCTGCAGGTCGAATACCCCAGTCGCCAGCCCTACGCGATTGCCCACTGGCCCGGCGACTTCGACGGTCCTCACAGTGTCGCAACGATTCGATAAACGCGGTCGTCTGGTTTGCTGGTGCGGCGGATACCACTTCCCCCACCGGCGCACTGGCGGCGCGTGCCATCATGGGTCACGCGCCGACTACTACCACGCCTTGCGCGCAGGCATGCCGCTCGATGAGTGCATGCAGCTCCTGAGTGCCGCTGATCTGCGGCGGATTTTTCCTATTGATGGTGACATATGAGATGTAAACCTGGCCAACGTGCCATCGTCACGCGCACCCTCGGCGTCCCTGAGATGGTGGCCTATCTCGGTATGTGTGTCCGAGTGCTGAGGATTACCGGATCGAGCACTTTCGGCCCCATGTGGGAGATTGAACCGGGTCCACGCCATCCTATAGGTGCACCCGGTCATTGGATGAAAGGCGACCCGATCGAGATGCTGGCCGATGAGATATTGACGCCGATACCCGATGATTCACTTCCCGAAGAAACCAAACTCACAGAATTGGAGCACTCATGACACCCGATGAGATCAAAGCATGGCGCGTGAGCCTACGACTCGGTGAAGCCGGCATGGCCGCGTATCTCGGCGTGCCGGCAACAACCCTGCGCAAGTGGGAATCTGGTGCCCGCCAGCTCGACGCCGCTCCCCGTCGTCTGCTGGACGTGCTGCGTCGAGTGCAGGAGGGAGCGCCTGACCTTCACGCGGAGCTGATCGCCGATGCCTTCGGCGCCGACGCGGTGAAGCGTCCGCGTGGCCGCCCGTCGAAGGAGAAGGCACCATCCCTTCCGGATTGGATGCGAACGCCTCACTAGCACCCATAGGGCCTGCGCCCTACCCTTAAAAGAAACCCCAGCCGGACCTAAATCCGCTGGGGTCTTTTCATTGGGGATCGATGATCCCCACCCTCTCATGCAGGCTGAAGATTTCGAGATTCCATTGCACTGGATCGCTGCTCGTCTCTCAGCCTCGACCGGTACGCGTAGACGTGGTTGACCGAAATGCTGTAGTGGCTGGCCACCTGGGTCGCTTTGCCTGGGTGTGATGCGACGTCGCGCCAGTCGAACGCGCGCTCCTCGATGACTACCTCATGGGTCGAGAACTTGTGGAGGTTGAAGCACTCACGACGGCGGCGCGAGTCGCGCGTCTCCTTCACCACCGTGTGAGCGCCGCAGATGGGGCACATCATTTCTCGCGCTCCTTGAGCATGGCGTCGGCGATGGTGTATGACACCATCGCCACATATTCACTCGCGGAGTAGTCTATATCTGGGTTGGTCAGCATTCCCTGCATCGCTTTCGCGGCGAAGTAGTCCCGCATGCTCATGCCGGGATCGGCCTCGTGGACCACGTGTCCACCTCTGCTGTCCTGGTGGACAACCCTCACCCCCACCGGGAACGCCGGGCCTCCGTCGTCCTTGTTGCTCGGTTCGTACATTTCGATCTCCATTTCAATCTCCTGTCGTTCCAGTGCGCTCGTACCCGTGCACCGTGGGTTTCTCTTTGGTCGAGAGTCGGTAAATGTTGTCCATCTGACGCTGCTTTGCCGCAATAACTTCCGCTCGGTGATGCGAGAACATCTCGCGCAGCGCCGGGTTGATGGCCCACTGCGCGCGACCTCGGTTGATCTCGGAACCGTCGTCCATGCGCGCCACCCAACCCGCCTTCTCCAGCGGGTGCATCGAGCCCAGGATCATCTCAGTGGCGGTCCACTGGTTCACCTTGTCGAGGCGGCGCCGCGCGCTGCTCTTGATCTCGGCGAGCGATATCTCCGTCGCGTCAGCGTGCTGGATAATGTGATCAGCCATCCACTGATCGAACCCGCTCACACCGCCCAGGTCCGAGTCGTAGGTGTAGCGCATCGCCGGGACGATGAAGCTGCGGATCAGATCGGCGCATCGGCGCATCACGTCTCCGCTCACGTGCAGCGAATAGGGGTTTTCCATCACGTGCCAGATCAGCGCCAGCCGACCCAGCATGCCTTCGAGCTTGCCGAACGCGGTGAGGAACACCGGACCGCTTCGCAGCAGTCGCTCATCCTTGCGCTGGGTCTCGTACCAGTCTTGAAATCGGTCGAACTCTGCCGCCGCCTCTGGCGACAGCGCGTAGGTCATGGCGGGAAGACCGAAGACGACTCGCACCATCTGCTCGAACTCGGCGATGTTGGTCAGCGCCTCGGGAATCGGCGAGCCCTTGCGGGTATGGCCATGGCGCAGAACGATGGGAATGAAGCGCTGCAGCAGGCCATCGCTGGACATGGACTTCACCACGTCGGAGAACACGTGCGGCTGAATGTTGCCGTAGATCGACACGGCGTAGTTGTCCGCGCTGATCGTGCCGGCCCCCACCCGATCCATCTCATAGCGCTCGGACTCATACGCCTGCGTCCACGCGCTGCGCGCCTCGCCGCTTCGCGGATCGGTGACCTTCTCGGCCCACGAGTGCATCTCATCAAGATGACACAGCAGGCCGCGCGGCTGGTCGGCAGCGTGGCGCACGAGCTTCTGCGAGGTGATGTCCTGCACCACGATCTTGAGCGGTCGCGGCTCGACTGGCGCATCACCGTACCCTTCCGGCATCTCACCTGCGAGCATCTGCTCGGGGTCCTTGGCTGCGTCAAGGAACGCCTTCTTTGCGGCCTCGTGGCGGGCCTGCAGCGCCTCAAATACCTGCAGCGCCTGGCGGTATCGGGGCCTGTCTTCTTCCTCCAGCTTGTTGAGCACGGAGAACATGGGGCGCGAGCCGGGCGACTTCTTGTCAGCCGGATCGCCGATGGTCATCACCCACAGCACCGGGGGCACCTTGAACCCGGGCTTGAGCTGCAGCCTGGTGCGTGCGTCCAGCGCGCCGGAGACGGTTGCCAGGCCTGCGAACAGGGGGACCATAGGGTCACACCCCACCCCGCGCGCGATCTCGTCAGCGCGGCGGCGCAGGATGGCTGGAACGAGGTCCAGGTCAAGCTCGGGCGGCGGGGGGCGCAGCTCGTTGGTGAGCTGCACCGGCTCGGTGATCTCGCTGGCGGCTGTGAAGAAGCTCGAAGCGTCGGGAACCGGCCGGCTCCAGCCGTTCTCGCTGGCCATGCGGTAGAGCGAGCCGATGCGCACCTTGGTACTCTTGTCGCTGCGAAAGCTGCGCCACTGGGTCGCCATGTCGCGCGAACCAGGGTACTTGCCCGACTCCTGGCTCCACTGGTCCCATAGCTGCGCGGCGTAGGTCTCCTGCCCCGTCTCCGTTCCGAGGTGGTGCAGTGCCATGCCGACCTTCACCCACTCCTCGCGCGAGACGTCGGGGCTGATGTAGGCCAGCGCGCTGCGGATCTCTTCCCAGTCAGCCGTGGAGGGTACATCGGCCTGCTGCGGCTCCTGACGCTCCATGGATGCCACCCAGAAGGCAAGCAGTGACTGAGGGATCTGAGGCAGGCGCGTCCAGTGTCCCATACCGGCCCAGCGGTACGGCTGCAGCGTGTCCGGGTGGATCGACGGGGGCAGCACGTCCTGCACGGTCAGCGCCTCGTGGGTCGAGCAGCGCAGATCGAGGTAGTTGTACCGCTTGCCCGATGGGTCGCTGTCCATGAACTTCTTCGACGGCAGCGCCATGCCGAAGGGCATCGCGTACAGCAGCTTTCCGTGACCCTGACGACCTGAGTCCACGACCACGGCGTCTGGCGCATCGTAGAGGCCCTGAAGGTCGATCCCGCGCATCGCCAGCTCGGCCGCTGCACGGTCCCACACGTCCACGTCGACAGCCATGGTTCCGCTGTAGGCGTGCGCCAAACCAATCCCCCACCCAGGGGGAAGATCAGCGGAAGACCTCAGGACCGAGCCTCGTTGGTTCCATCCCCTTGCGGCTGGCCCCTTCGTGCCCGGTGGGATTGGGACAAGTTGCCATCCGTGTCTGATGTAGGCGTCAACGGATGCGGGGTGTTGCGTCACTTGCGAAAATGTCATACAGCGGGGCGTCTTCGTTGTCTGTCGTTGTCTCCATGGGTTGGGTAACCACCCTTAGCCCCGGGTCGAAAGGTCCGGGGCTTTTTCTTTGGAACTTTCGATCATCGACTGTCGGAAAGCGTGACCAACCCCGTGGTTCAATTGATGTAGTCCGTGTTCTCCAAGCTCCATCATGTCGGCAACAGACAGCCGCATTTCGTCCCACTGGCCATGACACGCGACTCTAAGTACGCGATCCCCGGTACTGAGGTCGTCATGTGTCTCCATGTACTCAACAGGTTTCCGACACACGTCGCAGACGACAGTGGGGAAAGCAATCATGTGGCTCATCAGCGGGATGTTCATAAATTTTCCACAGTTCGTTCAACAAAGTGCTTGCAGTGTGCCACAAGTTCGTGCTACAGTGCAATCACTTTCTGAGGTACCACCCAATGGCCACCAAACAAAACCGATCCAAGTTCCTCACGGTGCGACTGACGCCACGTGAGCACAAAGAGTTCAGCGTCAAGGCCCAGGAGTTCGGAGGTCCGAGCTTCGTCTTGCGCGAACTGGTGAACGGGTTCACTGAGAACCGCGTCTCCATCTCCCCCAAACCCAACCAACGGAGCCTTTACAAATGAGCCTCGAATCCAAGATCGACACCCTGACCGCTGCCATCGTCGCGTTGACCGCAGCCATCCAGGCCCAACAACCCACCGGGGAAGCAAGTGTGCCGCAATCTGCGCCGGTGGTCCAGCCGCCCGCACCTGCGCAACAGGCTGCTCCCGCGATGCCGCCGGCTCCGACGTTCATGACCCCGCCCGTCGCTGCTCCTGCTGCGACCCCCGTCACGACGGCCGTGCCGTTCACCGACGTGCAGGGCCTGTTCAAGTACACCGCCGAAGCCTACCAGGCCATCGAAGCGGCGACTCCCGGTCGCGGCGCTGAGATCCAGACCCGCGTGATGGCGGCCCTGGGCGTCGGCAACGTCAACGACATCAAGCCCGAGCAGTACGCCAACTTCTACGCTGGCGTCGAGGCGATCAAGGCGGGCAAGTGATGAGCAAGATCATCGGTATTGCTCTCGCAGGTGGCACCATCGCAGCGCTTGTACTCGGCGCCTACTGGTTGATGTGGCTCTTGTGGTGCTGGGTTCTCCCGCAACTCTGGCCCTCGGGTCCGCAGTCCTTTATCGCCCCAGGGTATTGGCTGTTCGCCGCAGCTTGGTTCCTGCTCTCGCTTGTCGGACGGGCGATCTTCGGGCGGTCGAATCAAAAATGAGCACCCATCAACTACGCTCCCCCTCGCGCCTGCACCGGGACTTGAACTGCCCCGGCGCGGCCCGCGAGGAGGCCAAGTACCCGGTGTCGCCCAGCGGCCCGGCCTCCATCGACGGCACCCACTCGCACACGCTGCTGGAGTGCTGCATCAAGGCGGGCCTCTCGGACCCCACTACCGACAACTCGATCGGCAAGGAGTTCTCTGACCACGAGGGCAAGTTCGTCGTCGATGCCGAGCGTGCCCAGCGGGTCAAGGTGGCCATCGACTACATCCGCGAACGCTCCCTCAACGGCACCTTTCAGGTGACCGCGGAGGAACGAGTCGACCCTGCGTGGTACTTCCACCGCAACGACATGGCAGGCACCTGCGACGTGCAGATCCAGCGTCCCGACGAGCTGGAGGTGATCGACTACAAGGACGGCATGAACCCGGTGTCGGCCAAGGACAACGAGCAGATGACCGCCTACGCGTTCGGCGCGCTGGCTAAATCGAATCTCGCGGTCAACCAGCCTCACCCGTTCAAGTTCATCACGATGACGATCATCCAGCCGAAGCTGGCCCTCAAGGGTCAGCCGGCGATCACGTCACACACGATGACGGTGGAAGAACTGCTCGGCAAGCTGGGCGAATGGGCCGTGAAGCTGCAGGCCACCGACGACCCCGACGCCCCGCTGGTGCCGGGTGACAAGCAGTGCCGATACTGCCGAGCCAAAGGGTGCTCGGCGCGCGCCTCGCAGGCCCTCGCTGCGGCCGGAGTGACGTTTCAACCCATTGAAGTGAAGGAGTCCCCAATGGAATCCGCTGTTCTTGACGTGACCCAACAGGTCGCGGTGCAGGAGCCTACCGAACTCAGCAACGAGCGCCTGGTGCAGATCCTCGAAGCGGCGCCTCTGCTGCGCCAGACCATCGAGCAGGCCGAGGCCGAAGCCCAGCGTCGCATGGAAGCCGGTCAGGACATCCCAGGCCTCAAGCTCGTGTACAGTCGCGGTTCGCAAGCGTGGAACCTCCCAGACGAGGAAATTGCAGAGAAGTTGAAGGGCATGGGCGTTCCCAAGGACGCGGTGTTCAATACCTCGGTCGTGTCGCCAGCTCAGGCGAAGAAGCTCACCTGGGAAAATCGCAAGGGTGAGCAGAAGACACTGTCCGAGCGGCAACTCAAGACGCTGGAAACGGAGTACATTTCCAAGCTCGCGGGGAAGTTGACCGTCGCCCCCGCCTCCGATCCTCGACCCGCTGTGGTCAGGAACGCAGCGCCTCTTTTCAGCGCTGTGCAAGAGCAACCCGCTGTCGCTGCAGTGCCCGAGTGGCTTGCGATGCCGGCGTGGATGCAACCCCAGTAAGTTAGTTCTCAAGGAGTACCCAAGTGTCCGAAATCATCTACGCCACCGACGTTCGCCTCTCGTTCCCCGCCCTGGTGGAACCCAAGGTCCGTGTCGACGCCGCTACCGGCAACAAGCGCAGCGCCTACGAGTGCGACATCATCCTCGACGAGTCGAATCCCGGTTGGGCTCAGTTCATGCAGCGCTTCGCCGAGCTTGCACAGATCGCCGGCAAAGAGCACGCCCAGGCTCTCATGCAGATGATCATGAATGACCCCAAGAGCCGCTGCTTCGGCGATGGAGGTCAGAAGCTCAACAAGAAAACCTTCCAGCCTTGGGATGGTTACGCGGGCAAGAAATTCATTTCCATGTCGGCCAAACAGAGCTACCAGCTCATTGGTTCCGATGGCAAGGTTATCGACCCGGTGAACCCGATGGCCTGGCAGGCCGCTGCTCGCAAGCTCTATGGCGGCTGCCGCGTCAACGTGGCAATGAAGCCCTGGTGGCAGAACGCGAACCCTCAGAAGGGCTACGGTCACGGCATCCGCTGCGACCTGATTGCCATGCAGTTCCTGCGCGACGACACCCCGTTCGGCGACGCCGCTCCCGACGCGAGCAACATGTTCGGCGCGGTCGCTGGCGCAGCGCCTGCAGCGGTCCCATCGTTCATGGATGCACCGTCCGCAGCCCCCGCGATGCCTGCGCCTCCGACCTTCGGGGCGCCGCAAATGCCGGGCCTGCCGGCGTTCATGCAACGCTGAACGAATGGCCGTAGAGCCTTAGGGCTCGGAGCCGGTGGAATCCCGGCACCTATAAAACTCAGGAGAACGTAATGGACATCTTCGATGCCTTCGCGCACCTGCGCGTGGTGTTTCGGCGCGAGAACCTCGAACCCCCGACCGCAATTTATCTGGGGTCGCGTGAGGAAGGGTTGAAGTTTCTCAGCTCAATTCGACAGTCTTCTCACTACGTCGGGATGGTCAGCCACCCGAGTAATGGGATCGCTGTCGAATACGCGGACGGTTCTGTTTACATGGAAGTGTCGATTATGGACATCAAGGTCCGATGGCCCGCTAACCTAATCGCCACGTCCGATGGTGGATGGTCGTATGTCTGATGTTGTGTATGACCTGGAGACGTACCCAAACGTCTTCACGCTCGCCGCAGAACACGCGCACCTGCCGCTACGTTGGTCCTTCGAGATCAGCCCGTGGCGCAACGACTCGCGCGCCATCATTGAGTGGTGCCAGTGGCTCTCGGAGCGAGGGATGCGCCTGGTCGGATTCAACAACGTGGGGTTCGACTATCCCGTGCTCCACACTCTGCTGCGTATGGGTCATGCTGACGCGCGTACTCTCTACGACAAGGCCATGGTGATCATCCAGTCTCGTGACTCAGACGAGGACGGTGAGAAGTGGATGCATTCGGTCAAGCCGGCCGATCGCATCGTGAAGCAGGTGGACCTGTTCAAGATCCACCACTTCGACAACAAGGCGCGCGCGACCAGCCTCAAAGTGTTGGAGTTCAACATGCGGATGGACGACGTGAGCGACCTACCGTTCCCTGTTGGAACGACGCTCACGCAGGAGCAGGCCGCGGTACTCAAGGCGTACAACGCGCACGACGTGACGGCGACCAAGCGCTTCTATCACGAATCGGTGGACATGATCCGTTTTCGCGAGGAGATGTGTGTCAAGCACCCCGAGAAGGATTGGATCAACTTCAACGACACGAAGATCGGCAAGGAGTACTTTACGCTGCGCCTCGAAGGTGCTGGGGTGCAGTGCTACGACTTCGGACCCGAGGGGCGCCAGCCGCGCCAGACCAAGCGCACCAGCATCGCGCTGCGTGACGCCATCCTTCCGTGGATCACGTTCGAGCAGCCCGAGTTTCAGCGCGTGATCGGCTGGTTGAAGGATCAGGAGATCACTGAGACGAAGGGTGTGTTCAACGACATCGTTGCTCGCGTGGAGGGATTCGACTTCGTGTTCGGTCTCGGTGGTATCCACGGGTCTGTGGAGAACGAGATCGTGCGTTCCACCGATGACGTTGAGGTGGTGGACCTCGATGTGACCAGCTACTACCCGAACCTGGCGATCGCGAACAACTTCCACCCCGCGCACCTGGGCGAAACCTTTGCGACGATCTACCGCGATCTGTTCGAGCAGCGGAAAAAGTACCCGAAGAAGTCGGCCGAATCAGCGATGCTCAAGCTCGCGCTCAACGGCGTGTACGGGGACTCGAACAACCGGTTCAGTGTGTTCTACGACCCGCTCTACACAATGACGATCACGCTCAACGGACAGCTCCTGCTGTGCCTGCTGTGCGAGATGATGTTGAGGCACGTGCCGGGCCTGTCCATGGTGCAGGTGAACACTGACGGCGCGACCTTCCGCGTTCCGCGCACCTCGCGCGCAGTGTTCGAGCAGGTGCGCGAGTGGTGGCAGACGCAGACGAATCTCAATCTCGAAGAAGCGACGTACTCAGCGATGTTCGTGCGCGACGTGAACAGCTACATCGCGCAGTTCACCGACGGCCGCGTGAAGCGCAAGGGCGCCTACGAGCATGATCTGGAGTGGCACCAGAATCACGGTTCCCTCGTGGTCCCTAAGGTCGCTGAAAAGGTGCTGCTCGAAGGCGCGCCGATCCGCGCGACGGTGGAGCAGTGGCCCGATCTTCACGACTTCCTGCTGCGCACGAAGGTGCCGCGGTCGAGCCATCTGGTCATCGAGCACGGCGGCGCAGAGCCCGAGAAGCTACCGAACACCTGCAGGTACCACATCGCGCGCGACGGCGGTCGGTTGTTCAAGTGGATGCCTCCGCTTGCGAGAAAGCCGAACGAGTGGCGCAGGATCGGCGTTGAGTCGGGGTGGAACGTGAGGGTCTGCAACGACATCCGCGACGCAAAGCGCGATGCGGTGGATCACGACTACTACATCCAGGAGATCGAAAAGTTATGCAATATCCTCAACTGATTAATGCCACGCAGGGTCATCGGTACAAGCTCGACGGGCGCGATGTGATCGCTCTAGAGTCAAGCCCGACGCCGAGGATCGCGTACATCGATCCTGTGTGGAATTGGCTCGGTGAGCGCAGTGTCTGCGATGCCGCTGATCTTGTGCCCCAGCCGATGCGCTACTTTCATGGAGACACGCCGCGATGAACATCTTTCCTGACCTGCCGCCCGAGTACCGTCTCGACCTGGCGCCGAACAACGTCATCATCGCCACGCATCCGGTCCTGCCGACGCTCTATCTCAACGAGAAAACGCACGAGTTCGAGAAGCTGGAGAAGCATGTTTCGGAGGTGAACACCGATGCTCGAACGTGACATCGAGTCGCGCAGCCGCAAGCGCGCCGCTTCGCGCAACCTGCGCATGATGAAGTTCACCAGCCCTGGTCATGCCTTCGTGCCAGACGACATCATCATGGCGCCGATCCCCGAACTGCTGCGACCCATTGTGGCGCGGTACTTCCGGTTCGCCGAGTTCAAGCAGGAGGGGAAGAAGCCGACCCCGATGCAGCGACGCGAGCACGAGCGGCTGCGCGAGATGGGGTTCACCGTCGAGGTGGTGGATTCGCTCGATGCGGCGGATCGCGTGTTCGGTGAGATGGGGGGTCAGTGATGTTGATGCGCGTCGAACCGAAGCTGCGCGACCCATCGTGCCTGCACGGCTACCAGCAAAAGGCGATCCACTTCCAATGCACCAATCCTCACTCCATGATGTGGATTTCAATGGGGCTTGGAAAAACGGTCATCACGCTCACCAGCATCGCGCATCTGCTGGCCACGAAGTTCCTGCGCGGCGTGATCATCGTCGCACCGATCCGCGTGTGCCGCCTCGTCTGGCGCCAGGAGGCCGCGCGATGGTCGCACACCAAGCACCTGCGCTTCAGCATGGTCACAGGTACGCGTGATCAGCGCACCCGGGCGCTGCTGCGCCCCGCGGACGTGTACCTTATCAACTACGAGTGCTTGGGATGGCTCGCTGAGACCCTGCGCACCTACTATCTCGACAAGGGCAGGCCTGCGCCGTTCAATGGTCTCGTGTGGGACGAGATCAGCAAGATGAAGAACTCGGCGACTCAGCGCGTCAAGTCCCTCATCGACATCCGCACCGGTAAGGGTGCGATCAACTGCTTCGACTGGATCACTGGCCTCACCGGCACACCTGCGTCGAACGGGTATCAGGACCTGCACGGCCAGTACCTCGTGGTCGACAAGGGTCAGAGACTCGGCACGAGCAAGACCAAGTTCATGACCGAGTGGTACAAGAAGGCCGATCCGCAGGGTCGCAAGGTCATCGCGTACAAGGACACTGAGGACCGCATCAAGCAGCTCATCAGCGACATCACGCTGGAGATGAGCGCGGAGGACTACAACCCGCTGCCCGACATGATCGTCAACGACATCGAGGTAGAGATGCCGCCAGAGTTGCGGGTGAAGTACGACCAGATGGAGAAGACCTTTTTCCTGCAGCTCGACAGCGGCAAGGGCAAGGAGATGTTCAACCAGGCGTCGCTCACGAACTCATGCCTGCAGTTCTCCAACGGTGCGGTGTACCCCATCGCAGGCATGCCGATGTGGGAGGCGGTGCACGACTTGAAGCTCGATGCGCTGGAGGACTTGATCGAGGAGGCCAATGGTCAGCCGGTCCTGTGTGCCTACGCATATCGATCCGACGCCGAGCGGATCATGAAGCGCTTTGCCGAGCTGGACCCGATCAACCTCACCGACTGCAAGTCCGAGGGTGCCCTGGCGAACGCGATGGCTCGATGGGCCAGTGGGAACTGCCGACTCATGATCGGCCATCCCGCGTCCATGGGTCACGGCGTGGACGGCCTGCAGAAGATGGGTCACATTCTCTGCTGGTTCGGCCTCACGTGGTCGCTGGACCTGTACGAGCAGTTCAACGCGCGCATTCGACGCCAGGGACAAGGCGTTCCGGTAATCTGTCATCGGATACTGTGCACTGACACAATGGACCAGGCCCAAGCAATCGCGCTCAACGACAAGGCGCAGACTCAGGAGTCACTGCGAAACGCGGTGAAACAATACCGGGCGATGAAAGGCGCTTGACCCGGTGGGGTCAGATCGTGGTACAGTGTGTCACATTGACTAAGGAGATGACATGAACATCATCGAACAGGCGATTGAAGCGCTAGAGCGCTGGGCCGACCTGATCATTTATCAATACAGCGGTTCCAGCGAGGCGATGAGTGACCTACAGGAAGCCGACAACTTCGGTCAGCAAGCCCTCTACGCCCTCCACACCCTCAAAGCCCACCAGCAGGCTGCGCAGGATGTGGAGCTGCCGGAGCCTGCGCTTTGGTTCGACCCCGAAACAGGCCACTGGAAGAAGTTGACCAAGCCGGATCGCCCTACCTACGAGGCGTACTACACCGCCGACCAGATGCGAGCCGCCATCGAAGCCCACCAGGCGCGGCAGGCAGTGCCGCAGGTGGACCGCCTGGCGCAGATCATCCGAACGGTTGACGGCTCCCACACCCTCGGGGCCGGGGCGCTGGCGGAAAAGATCGTTGAATCGCTCGCCGCCGCACCCACTCCAGAGGCCAGCCAGCCCGAGCGCTCCAGAAGTCAACGACTGCGTAATGCTGGCTTTACACCTCGGCCATCGTGGCGCGCCCTGCCGTCGGATGACGACACCCAGCCAGAACGCGTGACCATGTGCCCGGAGACCGAAACCCCGTGCACGACGTGCCCAACGCGAGGCGTCCCCTGTGAGGCCACCCAGCCGACGCAGGCCCACGACCTGTATACCGACGCCGACAAAGACCGGCCTGCCGTGATCTGCGACCGGAACGGCTCCGTGACTCTCAGCTTGTGCAAGCGATGCGGCAAAGGGGAGGCGCAACTTGATGGCCCCTGCCAGCCCGCGCAAGCCGAAGCGCCGATACCCGAGCCGCTACTGCGTGCAATTCGTGAAGCGGGCCTGACGTTGCTCAAGACGCAATCCGGCTACCAGCTTCGCAAGGTGGGCCCGGCTGTTGCTCAGGCAGCTATCCAGCCCACGCAAGCCGAAGCGCCGCAGACCTTCGCCGAATGGCTGAACGATCGCCGAGACCAGCGGGTGGCAGAAGTCTTTCTCGACGTCTGCTTGCGGGTGGCGGAAGAAATCAACGCCACCCACCCCGCCCCCGAGCAGGTGGAGCTGAGCGAGGACGCGGAACGGTATCGCTGGCTGTTCGGCGCGCGGACAGCCGAAGAATGCGCAAATGCCAATGTGACCAATACGGTCTATGCGCCACCGAAGGAACAGGACAAAGTGATGGCCGCGCTGTTTAGCTTCTACATCTGCAAGGAAGACGCTGACACCACCATCGACGCCGCCCGCGAGGCCCAGGCCACGAAAGGCGGTGAGGCAGCATGAGCGCCCCAATGACCTTGGTAGAGCTTGGTGAGCTGATCCGCCACATCAACGCCTACCACAGCCCAGCCAATTCCCCTCGCGGCCGTAGAGTGGTGAAGTACATCGACCCTCACATCGACAACCGTGACGGAAAGTGCTTCTCCATCGGCCTGCGCGGCTACGGCTGGGAGCAGCTTTTCCATACTCAGAACGAGTGCCGGGACTTGCCCGAGTCGTTGCAACAGCGAGTCCTTGCCTTTCTCGCCAAGGAGTTCCCATGACCACCTCAAACACCGAACTGGCGGCGCAGGCGCGTCGAGCAGCAGCCAAAGCCGACATATCGGCCGGCTGCGGGGCAGTCATGGGTCACGGCGAGAGCTGCGTGGAGGGCCGGCTCTGCCAGGGCTGCCGGCGGAACAAAGAATCCGCCGACCTCTTGCGCCAGCTCGCCGATGCCGTGGAGAGCAAGACAGAGCCGGTGATGATCTATCGCGGCCGCCACATCATCGACTGCGGCGAGTTCGGCAGCCACGACATGGAAATGCTCAAGCTGATCCCGGCGGGCACGAAGCTCTACGCCGCCCCCGTGCAGCCAGAGAAGGACGAGCGCAAGCCGGGCGGATGCACCTGGGCCTACGAGGATGAGCCCACCTACGCCTGGCGCACCGGCTGCGGGAATCTGTGGGCATTCACCGATGGAGGCCCCGAGGACAACGGAACGAAGTTCTGCCCGTACTGCGGCGGCTCGGTCGGCATTGGCTCAAGCACTGACGGAGGTAGCCCCCATGAATGACAAAGCAAGAGAGGCGTTTGAACGCGAATACGAAGCCCACCTTTCCCCCGCCGAGGCCGATTGGTTTCGCCGCGAGGAGGACGACCCCGAGGAGTACTACCACGCCACGACGGCAGACGCCTGGTGGGGCTTCCGCGCCGCTCTCCAGTGGGCCGCATCACAGCAGGCAGCGGATGGGTGGAGGCCGATTGAGACGGCGCCGAAGGACGGAACTGACGTGTTGGTCATGTACATGCACATCGACACGCAGATCGTTCACAACGCCTTCTACGCATCTGAGTCCGAGGGCTGGGATGCCCAAGCTGTTGGATGGTGGTCCTACGACCACAGCGAGGTCAGCCGCATCAAGTTGGACGACTGGATGACGCCCACCCACTGGATGCCCCTCCCCGCCGCTCTCACAGCACAAGGAGAGCGCGATGAGCAGTGAACCGGATGCGCTGAGGCTTGCGCGGAAACTAGTTCACGGACCTTGGTCGAGCTGGATGGAGCATGCCGATGATCTGCTAGCCACCGCCGCAGAGCTTCGCCGCCTGCACGCCGAGAACGAGGAGCTGCGCAAGAAGGTCGGCGCTTACAAGATGCTGGAGCGTGCTCAGGCCGAGCAACTTAGCACCCTACGGGAGCAACAGGACAAGTTCCGCGAAGCCGTGGCCTCTTTGCAGTCGGAGCGTGATGCAAACGCGATCCTGACGGCAGAAATCGAGGCCGACCGTGCAGCGATGCGCGAGGCGCTGGAAGTTCTGCAGGAAGGCCGCGAGGCGTTGCAGGAGCAGGCGCAGGAGTTCCACCGCGCCATGGCCGGCTACCGGTTCGCACTCCACGAAGCCATGGACGAGTCTGTGCGCCGGGCTGATGCTGTGATCGAGAAGCTGAAAGCGAGAGTCGTATGAGCTTGTTTGGGAAGACCGTCGTAGTTCGCGGCGGCATGTCGCTGGCCGACGTTGAGGTGCTACTCGAAGGGCTTCAGGAGTTCGCTAAGGTCATTCGCGACCGTCTCGATGAGCAAGACGCCCGCATCGAGAAGCTGGAGTGCGAAGTCTCCAGGCTCAAGCAGGAGCCGCGGGTGTCGTTCCGGCAGAAACTGAAAGCGAGGACGGGCTAATCACTCGCCCTGCGGAACGCACGCCATCGCAGCAGCCCGGCAACGGTGGTATTTCCCCGCCACCTCGATCAGCTTGTCGGAGGTGGCCCCGAACGAGTCGTCAGCGAGCGGGGTCAGCGGACCGCACTGCGCCAGGATCTGCGCTGTCGGGCACAAGGGCGCCGTTGATCGCACGCAGCCCAGGCTCAGAATGGCGGCAGTCCCGATAAACAGGCTCGCGCACAATCTCGCGCTGGAGAATCTGGCGTTGCGTGACATTCTTCACCTCGATCTTTGAAATGGCCTCGGCTGCGGCCCTCTGTGCCGCCTCGCCTGCGACGAGCGCCACGCGCTCCTCGCGGGCCTTCTGTGCCTCGGCGCTGTCGCTTCCGACGTTCACTCCGTAGATGAAAGACCCGATGCACAGGAGCGCCGCTCCACCGACCCCCGCGATGAGCCCGTAGCTCATGGTTTCACCTGCCACTTGTCGTCGACCGTGGAGAAGCCGATGTAGGCACCCACCACCGAGCCGACGAACAGGTAGAAAGGCGCCGCGATGACACCAAGCTGATCGGACTCGGTGAAGATCAGGAGGACGGGGAACGTTAGGCCCGCGAGCAGCGAGCCGT